TGGAGGTCACGACAGGCAGGAATTAGGCCATAGTTTTTTGCGAATGGTCGAGATAAACAAGTATCAACCCAAAAGCGTCTCAATAAGCCCTTTTGATAATGAGACTCGCAAAAGCCACCCGTAATGCCCAATGGCCCTGACTCAAACCCAATTAGCCAACGCGCTGAACTCAAATCCAGCGAGCGTGTCCATCTGGAAAAGCCGGGGGATGCCGGTGGACTCGGTGGACGCGGCGAAAGCGTGGGTGGCAGCCAACATCAGGCGCAACAAAGGGGCAAGAATCAGCGGGTTGGTCGCCTCGGAAAACCTAGCGATGGGGGCAAGGCCAAGGCTCGACCGAGCCGCCGAGGGGGAGATTCGCCATTACGAACTTTGGAAGGCGGCGGCGAACAGCCAAGACATGAACAGCAGGGCCGTGGCCGAGTTAGCCGGGGCGTGGCGCGACAGTCGCAAGGCGGCAGCGCAGGCCGAGCAGGAGTTGGCGGCATTTCTGGCGATGAAGAATGCCACGCTGAACAAACAGGAGACGGTGGCAGCGATTCGTTCGCTAGTGTCGGCACTGAGACAGGATTTCTCGACGTTCCCCTGGGGGCGGCAGGCCACGGATCTGATGAAGAAGCATCTGGGGACATTGCCCAGCTCCTTGAGCGAGGCGACCGCAACGGCCTAGACTTTGCCTGGGGTGAGGCAAGGGCAGTGACCCTTGAGCCGCCCAAGCTCGGGGTGGTAGAGTGGGCTGAGGGCAATCTGAAGCTGTCGGAGAGAATCACCAACAAGCCCGGCAGCTACCTCACGTCCCGCACGCCGTATGTGCGCGAGGTTCTTGAATGCTTTGCTGATGACCGCGTGCGCCGGCTGGCCTTGGTATGGGGCGCGCAGACATCGAAGACCACGGCCATCATCGTGGGCATGGCTTACAAGCTGGATAACGACCCCGCGCCCTGTCTTTGGGTCATGCCGTCCACGCATTTGGCCAGGTCATTCTCCGAAACGCGGTGGATGCCCTTAATTGACCAGAACCCTACCCTGGCCCGACACAAGGAACCCGACCCTGACAAATACCGATTGCTTGAGCAGCACTTCGACCGCATGAGCGTGTGGTTTACAGGCAGCAACTCGCCGGCCTCGCTTTCCTCGCGCTCGATTGCCGCGCTTTGCATGGACGAGCTAGACAAGTTCCCAGCCAAAGGAGGCAAAGAGTCCGCGCCCTTGCAGTTAGCCGAGGCCCGCGTGGCAACTTACCCGCAGCACATCATCATCACCACCTCGACCCCGACCTACGAGGACGGGGCGATCTGGGAGGAATGGCTTAAGGGCGACCAGCGCAAATACTTTGTGCCATGCGCCGGCTGCGGCGAGGCGTTCGTCATGGAGTGGGAGACAATCAAATGGTCGCAGGAGGCCAAGCAGGATTCCGCGTGGAACATGGAGCTAGTTGCCGAAACAGCGCGATGCCATTGCCCTGCTTGCAACCACGCCCACACCGAGGCCGACAAGGCGCAGATGTTGGACCGTGGCGAGTGGCGGGCGACTGACCTAGCCGCCGAGCCAGGGCGGCGTAGCTATCACCTTTCGTCGCTCTACGCTCCGTGGCGCAAGTGGTCGGACTTGGCCGTTAAGTTTCTGCAAGACCGCGAAACCCCGGGAGGCCTGCAAGATTTTTACAACCGCGAATTGGCCCTGCCGTGGAAAGCTGCCGGTTCGCTTATCACCACGGCCATGATCCGCGAGCGAGTGGACGCCTCGCCGCGATACACCATCGGGGAGCCGCCCGAGGGCAAGCTGCTGGGCCGCATCATGTCAGTGGACGTTCAACAGACCGAACTGTGGTGGATCATTCGCGAGCTGCACGAAGACGGAAGCAGTTACCTTGTGGATTACGGGGCCGCAATCGGCTGGGACTTGATCATGGAAAAGTTTCGCCACTACAAATGCTTTAAGGGAGTGGTGGATTCGGGCTACGCGGCCAAGACCCCGGCGGGCGTCTACGACTTCGTGGCAAGGTCTGGTGGCCTATTTTGCGCGGCCAAGGGGCGCACGGTGAGCCAAGGACTGCGCGAGCCGTGGAAGTTCCAGCAAATTTTGGGGGCTGGCCACAATATCTGGATGCTCCAGTTCGACGCCGAGTTTTGGCAGGCCCGGCTTTACCACGACGTTCTCCGCGATGGGCGCGGCAAGTGGTATCTGCCCAGGGACATAGCCAAGGATTACGTCAGCCAGTTGCAAGGGGAGGCGTTGATTGAAAAAGAAGGCGTGGCCAAGTGGGCGCGCTTGGGGCCAAACCACTTGGCCGACTGCGAAAAGATGGGCTTGGTGCTTATTGATTCCATCATGTCCCAGTATTCGGCAGCCCAGCCTGCGCCTTGACACAAAGGCCTTGAGCGTGACGGACGCCGCCATTTTATCTGAGGTATTTTCCGCCGCCGAGTTGTCGCAGCTCAAGGCGTCCTGCAAAGCGCAAATCCTTTCTGGCGGGGCCAGCCAGGCATTTGTGGTCAGCTCCAGCGTGGGCGGGCGCAGCGTCACACTTCAGCAAACCTATTCCTGCTGGGATATGCTGGGTCTAATCGAAACCGCTTTGGCCATCAACGCCGGCACGATTGGAAATTCCCGCGTTACGCAAATGCGCTTTCCGAACCGCACATGAAGACCAAGCCGACCAAATTTGTTGACCGCGTGGCCGCTGCCTTTGGCTTTTCGCGCATGATCGAGGCGGTCAACCATCGCAGCGAGGAGCGCGGGTGGGTTTACGCGCAGGCGCAGGACTCCAAAGTTGACCTTTCCTCCTATGACCGCACCCGCCTCATGGCATTATCGCGCAAGTGTTTCTACAACAACGCGATAGTCAGGGGCGCGGTGCGCGATAAGGCCATGTATTCGGTCGGCAGCGGCATTGGCATCCGCCCGCAAGCCATGTCTGGCGACCAAGCCTGGGACGATGCCGCCGAGCAATGGTGGGAGAATTGGGCGCGCTCGCCCGAGATCAGCGGGCGGCACGATATGCGCTCGCTTCAGATGCTGGTTTCCGAGGCCATTGACCGTGATGGGGAAATCTTTGCCGTCCTTACGGCTAAGTCAGACGGCGCTCCTGCCGTGCAGATCGTGGAGTCCCACCGCATCGAGTCGCCCGACACGGCGGCTGGCAACGCCGGGGTGGTCGACGGCGTGAAACTGGACAAGTTCCAGCGTCCGCTTGGCTACTTTATCGGAGAAGGCGACGAATATCCGCGCCGACATAGGGAGATCAAGGCCGACGTAATGCTGCACGTCTACGAGCCAGAACGCTCCGACCAGGTGCGCGGCTATCCTGCGATCGGCGTGGCCCTTAACAGCGTCTTGGACCGTGACGAGCTGCTCCGCTTTGAAATGATGGCTGCCAAGGCCGGAAGCAGCATTGGCCTAGTGATCAAAAACGCCACGGGCAACATCGGCGCGGAAGGATTCCTTGGCGACTTCAGCAAAGACAGTAGCGGCAACTTGACTAGGGAAACCATTTTTGGCGGCGGGCTAGTTCCACGCATGAAGTCCACGGAGGACATTCAGTCTTTCGTGATGAATCGCCCAAATGAGAAGCTCGACAAGCACCTGGAGCAATACATCCGCGCAGCGGCCATTGGCCTCGGGCTGCCTTACGAGTTTGTTTGGGACACTTCGGCTATCGGTGGCGTGGCGCAGCGTTTCATCATCCAAAAAGCCGCAAGATGCTTTGCCGCACGCCAGGATGTTCTGGTTAACGCCTTTCTGTCGAAGCTCTGGCGCTATGCGATCGCCCGCGCCATTTCTCGCCGCGAGTTGCCAATGGTGGCTGGCTGGCAGCAAGTCGGGTGGCAGACCCCGCGCTCCATCACAGTGGACGTAGGCCGCGAGGCCACCGCTCGCCGTGATGACGTGAAGGCGGGCTTGATGACCCTCTCGGACTACTTTGGCGAGCAGGGCATTGATTGGAAAGAGGCCGTGGCCGAGATTGCTGCCGAGCGCGAGTTTGCTGCCGGCCTTGGCGTAATGATCGGCGTCGAGCAGGCGCAACCGCAGGAAGAAATCATCCCAGACATCGCCCAGCCAGAAGTTGTCATGCCTGCGGCTGAGTTTTCGCAGCTTATTGCCAAGCTGGACTGCGGGACGGGTGCGGGAGGCTTTAAGCCTGGGAATGACTGTGCTAAGGGTGGCAACGGCGTGGACGATTTAGCAAAACCTGACCCAAGAGTGTCGAAAGATCCGAAGTCTTTGTGGAAAGAAAACGAATCAAAAAATTATGGCGGCCGAGATTCTTCGGACTATATGGATATTTTTGAAACTAAAAATGGCGGTTTTGCTTTGCAAAACGCCGAAACTTATCCGTTTATTCAATGGAGCCAATCTTTTAAAAAAGGAAGCGGAAGAACTGCATATTTGGAAGTTTTGTATGCATCAAAGGCAATGGGCAAAAAAGGTGTAACAACGCAATCTTTTGCACAAATAGAAGCGGTTGGAGTTTGGAAATCCCTTGAGAGGCGTGGCTTGGCGACAATTAAGCAGGTGTCTTC